ATTTTTTTGTCCTCTACGAACTTGAATTCTGGATATCTGAACAACTGCCACTGATTTCTCCTACATTAATAGTAGTATTTATGCTTGTTTATCATAATACTGATACACTCGTTCATACCATTCGTGGCGCCATTCTTCGTACTCGTCTGGCCAGATATCAAACTGCTGATACTCTCCTGCTCTACTACACATAAACACATGTCCTTCACGAATATTAGTTCCGTATATTTCGTTGTGTGCTTCAGCATAGGCTACAAGTTGTAAGAAGTAGTCAACTACCCATTCAACTTTCTTGGGCTTATTTGTTTGCTTAAAGTCCATGATAGAGGGTTGACCTTTGTATTGTCCAACAAGGTCAGTAGTTCCTGCATACATATTAGGCATATACAAGTTTACTTCACTACCCCATATTTCATCTACATCGGTAAGTGCTTGGGTCTTGATTTGTTCTGCCATGCTGTGTGCTTGTTGAGCATATGGGTTAGATCCTGGCTCAGGCCAAACACCTGTTTCGATATAGTCCTCAAGGTATTTGTGCATACGGGTACCAACACCCGCCGCTTCAGTTACAATTTCTTGTGCTTTAGCTTCGCCCACCCTCTTCTTCCAAGCGATGAGGTGTGTCTTATCTTTGGTAGCGTCAAGGATAGTTGTGACAGAAGCTACTGCATTTCCATCGGGGGTAGCATATAATCTCTTACCCTCTACTTGTTTTCTTTCAATGGGTTGGTAATCGTAGCGTTTAGTTATTAGACTCATCATGACCCTCTTGTAAATCTGTTGTATCCCAATCATCAAAAAAGAAAGGGTCTGAGTAGTAAGGGTCTACAGTTGACATTGGGTCATCCATTGCATCTATACTAGTAACTTCAGGAACATAATGCTTGATCATATTTTCTACACCCATTTTAAGAGTCATAGTAGATCCTGCACAACCACTGCATGCTCCGCCTAGTTGTAAAAGCAATTTACCATCATCATAACTTACAAATTCAATATTGCCTCCGTGATTAGCAACTGCGGGTTTAACATTAGTTTCTATTAAATGTTTTATGTGTTCAATTATTTCTTCGTTGGTTCTTTCAGCCATAAGATATGCTCCTAATTGTTTATAGTATAGTGTCTAAGTTGTTGTTTGTCAATGATTATTTTAAAGTTTATCGCCAAGGTCAGTTGCTGACTTTGCCATTTGGCTTACTTTATCGCCTTCTGCGTCCTGTTGGGGACCACCAGCATCAATAGTTTTTGCTGTTTTTGGTTCTATGCCCTGCTCACTAAAATTATTTGTCATTGTTTTGATTCTAGGATCAGTGTCGTAGGCGGCTTTAAATGTGCCGTAATCAAATTGTTCACCGCCTACATTAGCCATAATTTTGTTTAGATCAAGGTTTTTAATGCCTTGTTTTTTTTCTTCTGCTGTTGGTTTTTTAAAGTGAAGGAATACACTTTGTCCTTTTTGATCTGCAGCATTGATAACTGTTCTTAAAACTTGTACAAGTTTTGATGAGCTACCAGCGTCTACTTCACTTATTTTCACTTTTTTTTTGAAAGGATAGTTCCTAGTCTGCGGCTAGTTTCTAACATATCTAATTTTCGTTTTACGCTTTCACGTTTTTCACGGCCTGCTTCTTCTTCGCCGCCTGCGGCTGGTTCTGATGCTTCAAAATCGTCACCACCTTCTTCTGCATCAACGGTTGGTTCCATTTCTGCTTCAGGTTCTTCTGCTGGTGCTTCTTCTTCACCACCCATTGGTTCTGCAGGAGCGCCTTCGCCTGTCAGCATGGCTACGCCACCTGTAAGTGAGCCACGTGTGCTTTCTAGTGCTGTGTATAAACTTTCAAGTGATGGCTTAACAGCCTGTATAAATGATTCTGATTGTGCTTCGCCCATTTCATCGCGAATAGCATCGCCTAATTCTAGCATTGATTCTGCTTGCATTTCTGCTGTGTCTTCCATCCAGCCTGTGATTCTATCAACCATGTCTTTGGCTGCCATAACAATTTCTGCTTTGTCTTCTTCACCTTCAACTAGTGTTTGAAAATAGTTGTTTATAATTTCTTTACCTTCGTCTTTTTTCATATGCTTTCTCAACTGTGGTGGAACTTTACTTAAATCCTTTTTCTTTTCTGATTTCTTAGGAGTTTTATCTTTACCTAAATCATTTTTACCTTTGCCGTCTTGTGCATAATCAGGAATACCATCTTTATTTTTATCTGGCATAGATTCTTTTTCTGCGATGTCTTCACGTTCTGTTACTGCGGCATTCAATACATCAAGGAAGAGTTTGTTTTTTTGATATGACTCGCTAGTATGTACACTGTCAAAACTTTCTGTAGTTTCTACTTGTGATAGTTTTGTACGCATCTTATTTCTTGCATCTTGTAATTGCTCAAGTGTAAATGCATCCAGATCAATTTTCGATCCAAATCTCTTTGCTAAATTTTCATTTAGCGATTTTGCTGTCATAGGTTTGTTTATTTCTCTAATGTTCATCAGTTTCTTCCTAATGTATTTGTTATATTTATTTAGCCATTTATATTAATATATAGTGCATAAGTTGGGACTTGACTGCTTTGGTTTTTGCTAGTGATATGTCTAATCTATGCTCAGCTACTTCTCTTTTTACGTCACTGCTTGAATTTTCTAGGGTATGTTTAAAAAACAAGCTGTCAACATGGTGTTTTGCAATGGTATTATCCAAATCTATGATTTCTTTTTCTCTACCTGTCTTATGGATTAGCGAATGAGCATAGGCTACTGCACCAGTTTTACTATATAAACTAGCTAATTGCTTGTGTTCTTTACAGTCATAAACTAGAAATCCGTGTTTGCTTTTACGGATAACCATATGTTTTATCCGTATGCTGTTGCCTTTCTCGTACGGAATAACAGAAAGATCAACTTTATTAACTATTTCTTCTAGTTGTTTTAATATATAAGGTTCAATCATTTCGCATAACCAAAAAGAGTCCTTCGTTGTGTATCTTACTTACTAAACTTTTCTTAACTAGATTGTCTAATATGACTTGTTCTCTTTCTGAATATGCTGTTACAGGGTGCGGTGTCGCACTGATTTTAGACAGTAACTCTGTCTCTTCGTTGGTTGTGTAGATTGTAAAATCCTGTAGTAGTTCGTTTATTTTCATACCATTGGCATTTTCATCATTACCTTTGCACCAGGCTTGATTTCGTTATCAACTTCGCCTTCTGCTTCGGGATCAATAATAAATTTCTTTCCGCTAGGATCTTTTGGGTCTTTTTGTATAACTCCAGGCTTTTTAGGATCTCTTGGTATTTTAGTTTCAATACCTGTTTTTTGATCTTTGACTGTTACCTGTTGGTCATCTGCGGCTATTACATCCATTTCTTGCTGTTCTGCGATATTTACAATTTCGTATATTTTCATTTGAACTTCTTCCTTCCAAACGGAGATTTCCTTGGTTTATTTAACCTAGTTAGCCTTACACTTGCAGGATTTGTTCTACGGGAAATCTTACTTTTAACTTTGATAGAACCAGTGCGTTTGGCTTTGGTTGCTTTTAATCCTACACTTTTTTTAACATTAATAGGAGCATTACAGGCCGCAGGACTAGCTCTAACCTGACCTTTTCTTGCTCCATGTAAACATCTAAACTTACGTGTTTGTTTGCCGCCTGAACGACTCCAAACTCTTGTTGCACCTTCTAGTATCTCAGAAACAATCATCTCGAACTCCTGTTCATTGCTTGTACTCTGCGACTTGCAGGATTAACTCTTTTTGTACGTTTGGCTTTTCTAGCCATTCTAGCCCCTAATCTGGCTTTAAGTTGTTTCATTTTCATACGCTTTTTAATATCTTTAGCTCTGAAACATTGTGCAGGTTCTTTTACTACACGGCCTTTGCGAGCACCGCTGGTGCAACGATACTTTCTAACCACCTTGTTACCGCTTCTAGCCCAAACTTGTCTTTCTTCTAAATCTTCTGCGGCGTCAATTGCTTTGTTTACATCGTAATTGAACTTATCCATATCGTAATCGTCGTATCCGTATTTGCCTCTGGTTGCTGGAATGCCAGTATCCTTACCGTCCTTGTCTAGATAGGTTGCAGTAATATCATCTTCTTCATCACCAAAAAATTCATCTTGTACAATATCAATCATTTTATTAATTGTATTTTTTCCAGGATCTCCATCTACAGTAAGATTGTTATCTTTTTGGAATTGCATAACAGCTCTAGCTGTCTTTTTACCAAACCAACCATCTGGTTTACCCGGATTGTATCCTAATTCTTTTAAAATAAACTGGACATCTTCTAATTCTTGTGTTTTGATAGAACCACGTTTAGTTTTGCGCCATTGACTGCTTGAAGTATCTATAGACTGTAGAACTGCTAGAGACGCTTTTGCAATCTCTGGGTCAATTTGTTCGGTCGTGGTATATGTAAGTTCTCTTAGCAACATACTGTTATTTATGCTGTTAGCTAAAGTTGATTAGTAGAACGACTATGGTGGAGAGTAGACCTGCAACAATAGTACCTGTTGCACCTATGATCACTTTGATCATGCTCTTGTTGCCGTGTTGAATATCTTGGTGTACGTGCTCCAGTTTCTTTTCAACTGCTGTTAAACGCGACTCAAGATTCTCGTAACGCTGTTGACACAGGTCAACATGGGCTTCAAGATTTTCTCTTTCTAAATCTGTTGTTCTGGCTCTTGCCATCTTATTATCTCTCCGTTCCGTTTACTCTTGGAAGGGGCCTTGTTACTTTGCCTTGTAGATGTAATGTTTGCCTAATTTATAGTTTTATTTATTATCTATTGTGTCTTTAGTTATCAGATAGTTTAAACACTATATTTTTTTCTGTTGTATCTTTTGTTCTAAATGCATGATTATTAATTGTTGCTGTTTCATTAAGTCCTGTTATAATTGGCACTAGATCAAAATCATCTGTAAGAGTCTGTTCTGTTACAGCACCTTCGTAGTCATGTTCAAACGTAAATTCCCAATATCTCTGCTTGCCTGTGATAACACTGCCAAATCCAAATTCTGATACATCACCTACGTTTGTTTCACATTTTAATGGTATAGCATTTACCCTAAGTCCAACTGTTTGTAACATGGTTAAGAAGTTTGCCTGCTGATTGCGAGCAATTTTGTCATCTTGCTTGCGAGCGTTGGTTTCAGTGATGTCTACTACGGTGATCAGGGTGACTCTCATGACAGTATTTAACGGTCATAAAAAAAGCGCCACCCTAAAGTGGCGCTTTTATATTTAGGTGTAAACCTATTAGCTTACAACAATACCTGTTCCAAGTGTTGCTGCTGTGTCTGTTCCACAACCGTCAAGTGCACCAATACGAGCTGCAATTGAAGCTGCTGTGTTGTGATGACCGTCCATGATTAAGTAGATAATGCCATCAGTAGCATTTTTACCAAACATCATTGCTGGGTTTAGTTCTCTTGTGATTGTATCAAAGATAGAACCGTTTGCCGCATCGTTGTCTTGTAGGTTAACTGCTGTGTTGTCGCCGTTTGATGTAGAACGAACTGTTACTACATATGCTTTATGAGAGTTATCTGCATAAAGGTTGTTTACTGCTCTATTCCCAGTGCTTGACTGAGGAGCAAAGTCAAAAGTTACTGCCATTTTCTTCTCCTTTTATCTAAAATAGCACACACCGCTCAGGTGTGTTTGTATAATATTATTTAGTCAAGATAGGAAAATAACCTACTTTAAGGTCTTTTTTGCTCGATTTTGGATAGATCTAAACATAGATATGTAGCTAGGGCCAGCTCTAACAATGTCATCTAGTGCTTTAATCGCGGGCAAGTACGCCTTGACCATTTGGCTAGGTATTGGTTTACCTTCTGCGGCTAGTTGTAAAAACCCTTTCACCAACATTATATTTTCAGTGCCTACAAGATATCTATAAAACACATAGTCTCTGCTGGCTGCACTGATATCTGGTTTGCTGAAAACTGGTTCATTGTCCGGTACTCTTTCACTTTCTAAATCTCTTTGGCTTGCAAACTTTTCAAAATCATCTATGATATCACTGCTTCTTAGTTTAGCTCTTACAGCATATAACAGTTTTGTAGTTGTAGCCTTCTTTGCATTAGTGTTTAATGTGTCCCAATTGCCAATGCTTCTTCGTATGCCTTTATAGTCAGTGTTAATTATGTTCAATACATTTTCTAGTTTAATGAAAAGCTGGGTGCTAGGTGCACCTGTTCCGCTGTTAAGTTGACGCAGGAAAGTCTTGACACTGCTTATAGGAAGGGAAGTAATTGCTCTTGAACGTTTTGCTGCGCCAGGATCTTTTAGTTTGCCAAGGGCTCTATCATCTCCTGTAACAAAATAAATGAAATTGTATAGGTCTGTGCCACTTATTTTAAAACGCTCATAGGTTAAATCAAGACTCTTCCTTGCGTAGTCCCTAACAGTTGCTGATGCATTAGGAAAATTTTTCAATAAATCAAGAACTAATAGTGTAAGGTAAAGACGCTCACAGCAATCTGCATAGGTCAGAACTTTCATGTTCTGATCGTTGCGAGTCATTCTTGCTTCTTCTAGTTCTTGTAGAAATTGCATTAAGGACGGCCTCTGTTACCTAGTGCCATTTTCGTTATATCACTCATATACTTTTGTATATAAAGTTGTTGCATTGTTTTTCCATCGTTAGCATCTAGGAACGGCATAAGTCCATCCTTCTTTGAAATGTCTCTTTGGAACTGTTTTTTTTCTTCAGTGTCTGTGCCATTAACAGGTGGACGCTTTAACAGGCTCATAAGGTTTGCTGCTTGGTCCATTGTTAATTGAACCGTTGCTCCATCTCTTGTTTCAACACTGTTTAGAGGATTAGGATTGCCTCTACTGTCCAACATCTTACCTAGTTGATCAGTAATAGAAAATTTATCCTTTTCTGGATCATACTTGTCATCATCTATATCAAGTTCAGAACCATAACCTTTTAATCCTAGATCGTCGAAGTCGCCTTCTTTTAATATATCTTTAAGTTTCATAGTTTCCCTTCCTTATCGTTGTACGGCTCTGTTTGCCGCTGTAAAGCCAGCTCTGTTTACAAGTTTTATGGAGCCTTGTGGGTGAGCTAGTACATACCCTTCTCCTCCTGGTTGATCACCAATGCTTGCAGAAATTTCTGCATCATGGCTATCAAATTGTTTTATAATATCATTCTTGACTTTCATTATACCGTTTACTACTTCCCATATAGCATCTAGTCCTGCACGATTTTTACTAATATAATCTACTAGTTTTGTTTGTTTGGCTTTGCTTACACTTGAACCTGCAAGCCATCTAATAAAATCATCTGAGTTAATATTAGAAAGTCCTGTGTCAACTTTTTGATTCATGTAGTTGTATAGAATGTCTGGAACATTTTTCATTTTTAAATCTGTAAGTGTTTGCGTATTTAAAAACTTATCCATGGCCGCTGCATCTTTTGCAACGATCCTTTGTAGATCCTTTATTGCTGTGTCGTTAACTTGTGCAGGTTTTTCAACTGTAATACTCGGAAATACTAGAACACTTTCACCTTCAAATATATCTAAGTAGTTTGCTGGTAGGGGACCGTCCTGTCCATTTTCATCCATGAGTAAATGAACAACAACTCCTGTTGTGCTTTTTGCTATCTTTTTACCTAGAGCACTGTTGACTCCAACACGATAGGTTACCATCTGTGGTTTAAAAACAAACTGATTGTCTTCTACCGGAGGACGATTGTAATATAATAAGTCTCCTTTGAAGTATCCTACGAAATCTTTAGGCACTGCTTTTTCATATTCGTCATAGATACTTCGCATGTTCGCGGCAAAACTTTTGTATCTGTCGTCGGGTTCTATGCCTTTGCGTTCTTTTCTTCCAAGGAACATTTTCTCAATGTCTTTTGCTGTTTTAGGTTTTCCATCGTAGCCAACTGCTGCAAATCCTGATTTGTCTGTAAGTGTAAACTCTCCATCTGCATTGCGTCCAAAAATGATTGCGGGAGATCCATCCCATTTGATAGTGACATCTTTGTGTCCTCCTTTTTCAAGATTTTTAAGACTTTCAATTGTACGAGCTGCGCCTTTAGATCCTTCCCAGAACACAACATCTTCTGCGTGATCTATTCTAGCACCTTCGTTGATGATTGTTTTGTTTATGTTTTTAAATTCGTAAAATCTCATAGCATTCTCACACTGTTTAGGCTTAGTCCAGCCAGCTCTTTGATACGAGTAAGTTCTGCACTTTCAGGAAGGCCTTTGCCAACCTTTTCCATGTTTTCTAACCATGGAGCAATTAGTTCTTCAAAGTCCGGATCATTTCTTACATATGCAATCATGCTTTCTACTGTGTGGGTATCAGATTCTCTTGCTCCTGGTCCCAGCAGTATTTCTGCAATTTCATCCCAGTCATCTGCTACCACAGCATCACCTTTGTTTGGATCAACTACACCCTTGGTAGGACTAAATTTAAATCCTCTACCTCTTGCAAGACTTGATAGTAGCACAGCTCTGTCTGCTCCAGTGTAGTGCTCTGTGCCTCCACGCTTGGCTCCACGTTGTAGATTAGGATTGTCAGTAAGCATAAAGTCTGTTTGTACAAACCCATTATTAGCATCACCTTTGATAGGTGTGCGAAAATGTATTTGTAGTCCTGCATTGGCAACCCAACCTTGGGTAAATGTTCTGCCCTTGTTCATAATTTCTAAATCAGGTATGCCCTGTTTTTGGCACCAAGCAGATAGTTTGGCAATAATTTCTTCTTTGGGTAACTCTCTAGTATCAGTATTAAGATCTAAGTCACCTGATGAGTTCTTTTCAAATGTTCCGTCTGGATGTGTTTTTGTACCAGTAGTTCCTAAAAATTCTTTTGGTGTAAACTTAAAGCCAAAGGTTTTATTAAGCCAATCAATAGTAGGCTGTACATCTGCTGTGGCAATCCTTTGTGTGATAGGACCTTTTTCAGTTTTGAATACGTTGCCGCCTTCTTTAAGAATCATCGTCTTGCCTCTGCTTGTTTTCTATAATCTTTTCTATGCCACGCTTAAATTTACGTGGGTCTCCACTTTTTATACTGTTAAGAAAGCGTCTTTCTAGCTCACCTGCAGTTACAGCATCATATGTTTGATTGATACTATTGATAAGATTAATACTACTGTTAATAATATTATTAGCAGTTGTTTCAATTAATCTATCATTGTCCCTGTTCAAGCCAAGGTTGTTTAGTTCTTCTAAGATACTACGAGTGTGTTTTTTCATTGCACTTTCCTATACAATGTATTTATTGTATCTAAAATAAATATAGATATAGAACGG